AATCAAAATAAGACCACGACGAGACACGAGAAGAAGGGCGAGGCATATAACCAAGAAAGTCACCAACGCCAGCAGATACGAATTTTCGCGTATAACGGCGATGTTGGAGGAGGCAAGATAAAGGTGTAGGGTTTCCATCTACGGTAACATATTTGTCCGAAATTTCATCGGGGTTAAATTGAATTTGTTTAGTGACATACTTAACGCAGTAACGAGCGCGCTTGTGGGTTGCTTTCGCTAGCCAAACAAAACCAAGGTCTCGGACTGCAGAACGAATCGTGTTATAAAGAACATTTGTGCCGAACAAAAAGCCATGAAAGTGCAACCGAGGTTCATTTCCTGTTTCGGGGTGGGTGCCAAACTCCTGGAAAAAAGCGTGTTTAAACGAATGGCCGAGTTTGTGGCGTAGGCGTTCGTTGAATTTTCGAATAAACCAGGACGGATCAAGTAGAGCCTCGTTGTAATACTTCGGAGCAATCGTTATTGTAATAAAAATAGCCTGCTGACTATCAGCCTTACAGCGAGCAAGCTCGCGCTCAAGACGCACGAACCAATCATTACGCTGGCGACGCAAACAGTCTTCACATTTTCCACACGGGACCATAAGCCACTGGCGAGCGATATCCCAAGGACGGAGAGCCAGGGCGGACTTAGCAATATCAGAGCCATCACGACAAGGATTCTTCTTATCAAAGTAGCGCCGATTGCGTATCCATATGGGAGAAGAACAGGGCATTAGAACAAACTTTGAATGCAATCGAATTTAGCGTAAGGGTTATCACGGCGGCAACGAACAAGGTACTCGAGTGCGGGAGTTTCGTCGGAGAACCAAGCGACAATAATTCGCTTCTTACCACGATACATGCCAATGGAATAACGAAGGGGGGAATTGTTAATGATAGGGGCAAACCTAGGCCTAAAATCAATATAATCCATGGTTGAAAAAAATAATTTATACAACACGAGCCTAAGCGGGCTGCGCTGTTTCGGGCCTCGATCTCGCGTACGCGATATCATCGGCTCCGGAAACACTTACTCGCCGCGCTCTTAACGGCTCGAAGGATATATAGTAAAGAGAGGACCTGCAGGAGAAGAGTCTCCCACAGGTCCACTGCATCAAAGAACTCTTCCACCAAGCGGGCGGGTCACAACTTTAGTGCCCTTTCCCTTCTTCTTTCGTCGCGCCTTCATCGTAGTTAAGATCAAAATCGAACATGAGAACTATCGTATTGTCAAAAAACTCGACGACGAAGCCAGAAAAACCTTCACAGGCAGCGATAAGGTCTGCCATTTTCGAGTGATTGACGTAAAGAGAATCGCTAATGTCTGAACTCTCCAAAAAGCCTGCGATAGGAGTGTTTGCAACAGCGCCAAGAGGAAGCGGATCGAACTGACCATCTTTGAAACGACCTATCTGGACGAGGTCGACCTTAAGAGCCGGACTAACGCGCCGGACAACAACATGAATCTGTGTCATAATAACGTGATTTAAAGTTTTGTTTGAAATTCAGCACAAAAGCGTTCCCAAGCGGCAGACTGCTTGCCCCAAAATTTAGCACCTTCAGGCGTCGAATTAAACAAGAACGCAGAGGTGACGAGATGGCTCGGGCCAAAGCCTAAATCCTGCAGAGAATGTCGAATATGGGAACGCAAGCGATCGCGAAAGCTCCTGTAGGGCGTGAAATCACGATCGTAGTTCGCTTTGAAAGCGGAAAATATCCCTCGACGAACAAGCCACTCAGTGAATGTGTACTCTAAAACGTCGACTAACAACTCATTGGTTCGGACACTTTTGCTAAAATCTTTCATGGTAATGTGGTTATTGGTTTACGATACAAATATACGGCAAAAAGAACGAGTAACAAAGTTCAAAAGGTTGGAGAAATTGTTCATTATTTCCCAGAATAGCTACGACGAGTATAGATACTACCATTCTTATCGCCATAGGGGCTATAAATTTCCTTCACTTCCTCATAACCTTCTGGACCAGCAGGACCTGCGGCCTTGCGACTAGCGTACGCAGCACCTGCAATACCAGCAGCGGTAGCAAAAGATCGAACAATGTCATAACCAAGGCGATTCTTAGAATTCCGCAAATCCCAGCGGGCGTTACCGGTTTCAAGCTGAGCGGTTTCGGCGGCAGCCGTATTCAGGATAGACATAGTTTCAGCAACCTTCATCATCTTCGTTTCAACAACTTCGCCTTTCTCGTTGCGTATCTGAACGGGAACTTCCTTCTCCCAGTTTAGCTCGTACCACTTCTGCAAATCCTTGAGGTTTTGAGAATTGAGCTTTATCCGGGACTCAGACTCATCAGCGGCAGAAATATTGGCAATGACAGAAGACCAGGCAACAGCGAGCGCAGCACCGGCTTGGGGCGCAAACCAATCATTAGTCTGACGAAGATTTTGATATTTTTCCTGCAAAACACCGGCCATAGCCATAATGGAGGACATTTTATAACCTTGCGTGATATCAGATAAATAGGCGTCGATGGCGGTAATTTGAGCCTGAGCTTCATGTAAATTCGCAATCTCGCGAGCGTCCTTAACGTTATGTTGGGCAATCTGGAGTTCGAGGTTATCCATCTTTTCACGCCACTCTTGCGTATGAGTATTACCTCGAAGATTAGCGGCCTCCGCATCGTCTCGGTTAGCGGCAGCGGTATTACGGTCAACCGTAGACTGCGCAACCATGTTTTGAGCAATAGAGGTAGGGTCAACGGGAGCGAAGCCGCCGGAAACAATCGAGGAACCGCCGGAGGGTCCGGAGGCAGAGGGCATAGACGCAGAACCGCCTGACATAGTGGCATTTACGCCAACACCGGAAGAGCCTAAAACGGCGGCGGGGGTTACACCAGCCTTCAAATAGCGATCGAAAACCTTCGAAGGGTCATTGTAAGAGTTTTCGTAATCGAATTGTCTCTGCCAGTTAGCGTAGGATAACTCAGATTGTTTTTGCATTTGCTCTAAAGCGTACTTCTGCTGGAGAGCCATTTGTTTTTGCTGAAATTTCCACTGGCGACGAGCGCTCATGCCGCCAAAAAGTTGACCAAGCGCGCCAGAGATTAAACCGGTAGTACCGGTAGATGCGGCCGACTGACCAAGAGCTTGGCCAAAAGATGCGGCAGCAACAGCAGGAACAGGCATACTATATATGGGTTAAATTATTAGAACGAATGATGTAGTCAACACGGACTGTGTCGATATGAACGCCACTACGCTGCATCCTAGCTTGAGCTGAACAAGAAGAGAGGAAAAAGGCAGCTAACGCGGCAACAATAGACGAAACGAGTGTCCAAAAAGCCTTTGATTTATAGAAAGGTTGTTTAGCGTCTGACATGGTATTGAAATCTTAGGGGGAGTTATGGCGTAAACAATTAAATAAAGAACGATAGAAAAATGCGCGGCCTCTCCTGCAGTCGTTACCAATAACCTCTAGGAATTCACGAACTCTTCCAAGAGGGGTCCGCGCACGTAGCATATATCGTCAAGTAAAGGATATACTATTTTTCTTCAGAATTGGAAGGCTTTGAAGTAGACTTAGCCTTATCAAGCTGAGAATCAATGAGTTCCTGTCCAACCTCGAGACCGTCGAACTTATCCATACGATAAAAGGAGTTAGGATCGAAATCGATATCAGGGTTGAACCTCTCTCCCTTCTCAAAATCGGAAGGTTCAGCGATCACATCCGGACGACCAGGAAGGACGTCGACGGAGCCAGAACCGTTAAGGACGGAAAGGATGCGCTGACCGCGAGAGACATAAGCGGGAGAATCTTCAAGTAACCAATCAAGTGCCATAAGATCAATATATTAACGATTAGACAAACGGGTTGCAAATGTTTTATTAACCAAGTTCTTCTTCTGAACAGAATACGAAAGGTTGATGAAAAAGTTATCTTCCGTCTTGGAGGAAAATGGGGAGTTTACCTGATCAACATCTACGAATAAAAGGGAGTAATACTGGTTATAGCTCGCCGACAAAACACGTTGTTGAACCCAATAAGAGTAAAGAGGTGTACTAGCGGCAGAACCTTGGAACCGAGACAGCTGACCAAGAACCTCGTCATACGAAGATCGAAACTCATTAAAGCACGGTTCGTAAGCCACAGTCTCCGAGGCCGAGGTAGTTCCGAAACCAAATTGGAACCCAGGAACATCCTGATATCCAATGTCATTATAGATCGGATTAAAATAATCAGCACCGGTGTAATGGAGGTAATCGGGATAGACGCCTGCCCAATAGTAAACGGGGCGAATACTCAACATATCAATCAGGTAGCCAGGTTCTCGAAAATAGTAAGACTGTCGACGACCTAACCGTTCGTTGAAAGCGATAGCGCCACCCTGCTGACCAAGATAAGGCGTAGGGTACCCGTTACCGTCAAAATTATTAGTGCCAGACTGATTCATAACAACCTGAACGTTAACAGTCTGCGAAGCGCTAAAAAGCAGCTTAGGCCTATCGACATGCTCAATCTTCGACGCAAAAAAGGTTTCCAACCAATCACTATAACGAGAGCCGCCAGCGCCAAGCAAGTCTTTATACTCTTGAAGCCGCGAAGCAATAGCCAACTGTGGTATAGTCGAAACACCGGACATGGAAACACCCTCAGAACTGCCGACGGGGAGCAAGCGACTATAACGATCGGGGTTTGAAGGTATAACAGCCATCGGGTGCGAGACGAGGAACGCTCCAAGCGTAGTGACGGTGGTAGTACCAGCGTCGACAGCAAATTGATTTGCAGGACCTGCGGTAGTTAGCGAGGTACTTCCAGGATAAATAGTAGAAACGGGGTAACCATCCTTAGAGGCAGTAATCGTAGCGCCAAGGTCAGAAAGTAATATCTGGGAAAAAAGATTTCCTCTATTATACGTATTATTCGACGACGGCACAGACGAAGGATAAAACTGGCTTTCATAATAAGCATCGAGAAACTCGAGGTTTCCGAATCTTTGCGAGAAAAACGTCGATTTGTCGCTGAACTGAGAGACATTATACGCAGTACCAGTACTATTAGGAATGAACCACCAGCTGCCGGGCCAAGCAAAAGAGTAGAGACCCCACTGGGAATAACCATAATAATTGCGCACAATATCCCAATAAGCAAGGTAAGAATCGGCAGTGCACCAGCCCAAAGGATATCCTAGTTGAGCAGTCGAAAGGTTCGCCGACATGGGAACGTTACTAGAGGTTGTCGCCGGGATAGAAGCAGGAATAACGCGCAACCAACGAAGCAGTGAATTAGAATAAGGGTAGTTGTTGTGGGTGAATTCGTAAGAGGCGGTTGACGCAGCAGCAACGAAATTCAAGCTCAGATTATTCATATCGAACTTACTACTATTCGTTCTCAACTCAGGATGATACAGCTGAAGCGGTACCCAAAAACGATGCAAACGAATAGTGTAGGGATTGAACGTCGGAACAGCGAGCGGATTACTACGGACGTCAATGCCTTGCTCGATGGATACACGATCACGAGCGTTGATAAAATCGATTCGCACCGGATACAAAATACCCGGTGTACACGTAAAAGCCTTACTCTCGGGAACGTCATATCGAGAATAGCCATTTACGGCATGCGAAATAAAAGGTTGTTTTCCCATAAATTAAATGTTTAGTTGAAGTTTATAGTGATCTCTCCAAAACTGAAGAATATCTAAATTCAGCCAGGTAGGGGGGTCAAAATCAGGCATCTTGCGAGAAGACGCAGAAAAGCGCATCACCTGTTTTTGTTCCCACGTATACGCCTCTCTACGGGATACGGAGGAACTGAGATTGAACCGTTCAACACACAGAGACACAATACGCTTAACCAGAGGAGACTTGCTAAAACGTGAATAAGCGTCAGCAGCGGTAATCGAGCGAACAATGTCATCTTCCGGTTTAATGTATCTAAGATAATATCGAGGAATCGAGTAATTATAATTGATACGCTTCTCAAAATCAAAATAAGACCACGACGAGACACGAGAAGAAGGGCGAGGCATATAACCAAGAAAGTCACCAACGCCAGCAGATACGAATTTTCGCGTATAACGGCGATGTTGGAGGAGGCAAGATAA